GGATGTTCATCTTTTGATTCATTTAGTTGTTCTGTTAATCTAATATTTTCTTCTGTAAGATTATCTACCTCTAATTGAAGGGGATCTACATAATTTGATGTATAATTTTTACTTTTGTTTATTTCGGCCATTATCTAACAACTTTAAAATAGTATTTATTGTCATATACTGTAGTTCCATCATTATTTATATGTTTAAATAATATACGATAATATCTTTCTGGTTGTAAACCTTTCATATATACTTTAAAATACATACTTTCACTGTCTGCGCTTAATTTTGTAAAAGAAGTATCAAAAGGAATTATTTCTTGTTCTGTGTGTGCATCTCTTATACTATAATAAGAGCCTGTTGTAAAATAACTTGTATTTAAATAATTAGAAGAAGAAGCGAATTGTCTTGTAGGGTATCTATCTCTTACATGGATTCTAAATAATGCTTCATCATTTTGATTATATTCTTCTTTATTTCTGTATAAAGATATATTTAAATCTCCATTTAGACTGGCTGAAGATTGATAAGTATGAGTACTATCATCCCACTTAAATGTTAATTTTGGAGGGTGAATTGTATGAGTATCTACAGAAAAGTATTGTAATTCACCAAAACTATGGGATACATTACATTCAACTCTCTCTGGTTTTTTTATTAAAAGTCCATTATTAGCTATTCCTGTGGGGTAGGTGCTGCCTGCACTTAAACTCGCGCTCCATTTTGTTACTATGTTTGTTATATCAAAATCGGTATCTAAAGTATTTCCAACTAAATATTGTTCAGAAGCATAGAAATTACTACCTGTATACCATACTCCCCCACCTGGGGTAATTAATGAACTACTTATAGACCCTGTAGAAGGGGATGAAAAACTTGAAGTTAACCATGCTGTAGCTTCTATGATATTATTTCTGTATGTCCAGCTTGCTCCATTTGAACTTGTTGGTAAGTTTGAATATCTACCCGTACCCTCATCCCATGATTGAGATACAGCATATACATTTAAATTTAAGGTAGATAAAAGGTTTTTTGGTTCAGCAGATGTGAGTTGAAGGTTCGCTGTTGTAGTTCCATCATTAAATTTAGAAGAACCTATAGTATTTCCTATTAAGTCTGTGATTTCTTCATTTTTGAACTTAATTAATATTCTTGAGGGATATAAAATGTTGTCATCATTTCCTCTTTCTTTAACTATTTCTAATATCTCGTCACTACCCGCGTTTGTCTCTGATCTATTAGGGTGACTATATAGTGTTGTGTCTGTTTCTGGGAATAAAAAATAATATGCCATATTAGTATGTTGTTACTCGTCCTTTAATGTCTGAATTTGGGTATTTAAGTTCAAAAATGCTTGGGTCTAATGAGGGGTAAATTATGTCATTTCTAGTTGCTGTATCTAAAGGGTATTTGTATTTAGAATATCCACTACTGCTTTTGTTTTTAAGGGATACACTTTCTACTGTTTGTACTCCTCTTACCCCACCTATTAAGTTTTTAATTTCATGTATTATTATAGGTTGGTTAATTTGCCATTTTTTAATATTAAAATAATCTTTTATTTCTGAAATACATTGTATTAAAACATTTTGGTTATTGTAATTTTTAAAAGCAGTGATTTCAAAATCGATAATAAAGTTAATTACAAAAGCATCTTTTATATTAATAGCGTCTGTTAACATTCTATATTGCTCCAAATAAGTAGCTAAATTGGTTTTAGTGGCTGTGTTTAAAGTTGCTAGTTCTTCAGCTGCATTGTATCCTAAAGTATATAAATTTAAGGCTAGAGGATTAGGGATTCTAGTTGAATCCATTGGAGATATTTGGTCGTCTTGAGTTATATATGCTTTAGATACACTTCCAAATTCTGGGGGCATAGCTAAAGTTCTTATAATATAATCTTCTCGAGTTACTGTTCTTTGTTGTGATGAAAAATTAGCCATAGTGTTTAATTTTACATCTTCTAAGCTATCTCCTCCTCCACCTCCTCTAGCTCCTTGTGGATTAGTACAAGATACTGAAGATATAACAAAATTTCTCATTCCTGTATTTAGGTTTGGTGTGAAATCACGTAGGAGGCTGCCTACTTTAGTAATACTATTACTACCTACATTAGCTGATAATCCCCCTCCTACTAAATAAGATACTGTTAATGTTGTGTTTGCGGGGGCTTGGCCATAAGCTTTTGTGTATAGGAAATTTGAGGGATCATAAGCTATGTCTAGTTTACTTCTACCATCTTTAATACCTAATCCTATATTATCTGGGTTTGGTATTATTTGTTCATCTGCTTTACTACTAATACCTGCCCCAAATTGGATTTCTAGTTGGTTATTTGGTTTTAACCTACTAACAAACCTTCTAGGGACTCTTTTTAATTTTAATAAATATGGTGTTTCATTATTATATTGATGGAGATCGGGGTCATTAGCAGCATTATTTGTTACTTGTTCAAATATTGTATCTTGGGCTAAATAAGGTACCTCATACCATTCGTTACCGTCTGAATCTATTATCGATTCAATTGATATTATATCAGTATCAAATAAATTTAATGTTTTGTATTTTTCAGCACTTCCTATGGTAAATGTTTGAGTTTGTACATCTCCTGAGATTGCTGGTTTTTGTTGTTCAAGTAGATAATATTCGGGGTTATTACTACCATCATATTGAAATACACTAGAAGTAATAGGATTAAAAGAAGAAGAATAAGTAAAATCAGCATCTTTGGTTAAATAAAAGGTAGTTCCATCTATTGTTGAAAAAGTAGAATTTGATTTTACTCTTAAAGCATAATCATAATCAGGTAGGTGAGCTCCACCTACATTTTTTGAAGGTACTAATTGAGATATTACTAAATCCGCCGCAGCTGCCGTTATTGGTTTAGGTTTATAACCCATAGAATAGGCCATATTATATATGTTTTCTTTATCTTGTGATAGTGATAAAAAAGATTCTTGAAGTTGATTATCTGTATAGTACGATAAAACATCACCCACATAGGCTGCCATTTCAAGAAACATCATTCCTGGGTTTCCTTCACTAAAATCATTAAAATTTTCAGGGAAGTAGACTTGCGCAAATTCTGAGAGTTGATTTTTGAAAGAAGTATAATCCTTGCTTATATATTTTACATCTTTATGTTCTGTTTTATTTGATACTTTGTTGTAAGCCATTTTTAACTAAAATTTAATTGTATTTTGTCCTGTTTTCCATCTAATAAAGATTGGTAAATTATACTTATGAATATAGTATGTTTATCTTCTGATATTTCTGTTTGTACGTCATTTACTTTTATGCCTGAAATAAATCTTGATGCTTGTTTTTGTATTGTTCCTTTTAAGATATCTATATCTATATTTTGTTCGAATATTAAGTGTTTTAACCCAACACCATAATGAGGTAAATTTATTCTTTCACCAGGTTGTGTTAGTAAAAGATTAATAAGATTAGCTTTATTTTGTTGAGCTATAGTTTCAGTGCCTTTAAACATATTACTTTCATCTAAAGGAAAAGCAACCCCTATCGTAACATTTTTGTTAAGATCTAGAGGACTAATTCTTCTTGTTTGTTTTATTATAGGCATTTATTTATTTTTTTTTCTTATTTATTGCTTCCATTAAATCACTATAATCTCTTGTTACAGCATTTGCCACAGATTCAGGCATTGCTGTTGTATCCATAGGTAAAGGATCCCCAGATGAAAATGGTTGTGATAAGTTAACAGAATCCATTGCTGATTGGGTATTTGTATTTCCTCTTGCTGTTTCATTTAGTAATTCATTTAGAGCTTCATTTTTTGCAAAATTATGAGTAGGGGTTTGATCTATTATAGGATTTGTGCCCATTATTTTTTCTCTTAATGTATTTTTTTTACTTTCTGGTATAGGAGTATTATTTGATTGTTCTGTGATTTGGGGTTTAGTATCCCCACGTAAATCTTCTTTAAGTGATTTGATTTCTCTACGTAACGCATAATCAATTTCTTCTCTAACTATCTTTCTAATTAGACTTTCAAATGTTTTTGCTTTCATAATGTTTGTTATTTGTTAATAAATATAATTGTTTTTAAAGCTTATTTGGTTTTTCACCAAAGTTAATTACTTTAAAGCTAATATTATAATCTTCTTCTAAGTTTTCTTTAATTTTAAATATTCTTTCGAGTGCCTTTTCATTGCCCGCTTCTTGTAATTTATCATATATGTCTTCATATTGGTCTTTTAATAACGACATATATTGTTGTAATGGAGTAGATCCATTAGGGTCTGGAACTATAGGATTACCCTCATTACCTACAGAATCATTTTGTGCATTATTAAGTTCGTTACATCCTTCTTCAAATTGAAGTAGTAAACTAACCATAAATAACATTAATTTAGTTATTTTTTCATCAATAAAACTTATTTTTTCTTTTATTGGGGTTAAACGATTCATCATTTTTTCTGCCTCCATTTTATAAAACATGATCATTAAAGGAATACTTGCTATTAAACCAGCAAATTCTTTTGTTTTTGATATTGCTTTATCTCTTTTTTGTTGTACTACATCTGTAACCTGACCACTAGAAGTAGGGCCAGAATTAGCTGCTAATAAAATAGGGGCGGCTAATATGGCTATTTGAAGTATAGGTAATATTGAGCTCTTTAAAGTGTTAGCTAAAAGGCTTATTTGACCTATAGGGCCCTCTTCTTCAAATATAGGTTTAACTCCATTTTCTATCCCCTCTATTTTTTCTAAAGCTCCTTTTATAATATCTTGTAGTTTCTTTAAGATATTGTATAATTTATCATATATTTTCATAAATTTTTCCATGCCCTCTGGACTACAAGAATCTTCATTTATTTCTGCTTGGAGTTTTTTTATTACTTCTTCAGGAGTAGGGAGTTTATTTTTAAGTTCTTCTATCTTTTTTTTCCCTTCATTTTTTATTTCTTCTTTAGCTCTAATTATTAAAGAATCAACTTGGGTATTTATGATATTTCTTACGTATTGTGTAGACATTATACTAATCTTATTTTTTCACTTTTAATACTTTGTAAATTCTCTTTTAAAATTTCTATTTCCCTATTTCTTTTTTTTAAAATCTTATAATTTTTAGGATTTATACCTGTATTTGTTCCTGGGGTAGTTGATATGTATGATATTTGGAAAGTTATATCACTATATACTTTTAATATTAAATCACAAATGTCTTCTAAAGATTCTATTAAATCATTTCCTAAGACAGCAGGTTGTTCAGGTAATGTATTATCGAATTCTAACCCTAAATAAATATTGGGTGAATTAACTATAAATGCACTTTCATCTTCAGAACTAGTATCAAAATGAAAGCTACCATTTGTACTAAATCCTATAGCCTTATCTGAATATAATAATATACTATCAGTTTTAGCATTAAATATTAGCCTATCTGAGTTTATTATTACTTGATTCCCTATATATGATTTTATATCGTTTGGTATGTATGTCATTTTATATTAAATTTTCGTCTGCAAACGTTATACCATGTGTATATTTTCCCCTTCTTGTAATTGGTTCTATTTCTTCTTCTTCATAATGATTATGATAATAATCTACTTCAGAGGATAAAGTACATGTTTTTGGGTTATTCCCTTCAATATATGAAATATGAATCCATGAGAATGCATATAAAGGGGAAATAAAATCTCCTTTTTCTGGAAATTCCCATATTAGTTGATTCCATTCAGGTAAATTAGTTTTACACCAATTAAATAACACTGATGAAGGGTGATTTATACTAACTAAGTCTATAGCATATCCCTTAGTATGTTGACTGGTTTCTGTCCCCCCCATATGTTTATTTAATTCTATACACCTATAAGCAGATATTATTTTAATATCATCACCAAAAATTTCTATAAGGGGGGTTATGCATTTGTTATGTAGTATGCTTAAATTGTTCCAAATAAAGTCTGAGGTAAGGGTGGAATCCCAATATTCATCTTTGCCGGGATAATTATCAATATTATTTGATGAGGCCAAATTACTTGATATATTGTGAATTCTTTTATAACCTGATCCTATATCTTCATTTAAAAAAACATCATTTACTGTATCAGGGATTTCATAACTCCCAGGTAAAGTTATAGTATCATTTAAAGAAATTGATTGTCCTTCTGTAGGGGCTATATCATAATAGTCTGTGTCGTCATCTTGTATGTCTGATAATTCATTTGTTTCTTGGGCTTCATCTGCAGGTAAGTCCTCTGTTGTATTTATTGTTGCGTCTTCTTTTACGTCTTCTGGCATAGGTTCATCTGAGATTGTTAGTTGTTCCTCTTCTTTATCTCTTTCTCTATCATAATAATAAGAAGCATCATGTAATGAAGCAATTTGTAAGTTAGTTATTTGTTGATTAGAACATAACCAAATACTTGATTTATCAGTATTTATGTTTTCTACTGTATGTTTATATTCTTCTTCTACAGATGGTGGTATAAAAGGTTTACCATTACTTATTATAGTAATAGGGGACCCTATTGACCCTTCATCGCTCCAATCATTTTTTTTTACTATTTGTGTTTTGTCTATAGTGGATCCAAATCTTATAGAATTGCCAAATCTACCTTGTATTATCATATCTCCTTCATAAGGTTGTAACCTTTTTATAAAAGGGTTTAGTCTAAAATAATCGTCTTTTTTAGTATGTAATTTATTAGGATAGGCATTACTATTAACGTTTTGTAAAATAGATAAGGGGTTTAAGTAATATTTTACAGGGGGTCCTAATTCATTGTGGTTGGGGCCAGGTCCTTCTTGTATATGTACTAATTCATTTTTTACAGGATAATGTGATATATTATAATGGTATGGTTGAGCGGTAGATAGTTCACAGTTTTTGTCTGCTAACGGGTAGGGATCATCTATAGGGGTATAGAATATTCTTCCTATATCATCTGGAGTGCAGTGTTCTTTTGTAGATGTTGCACAACATCTATGGTTTTCGTCTAAAATTATGTCATAAACTCTTACAATACTATCCATTATTTTTTTCAGAATTATTTAGTTGTTTTGGTTTTTCTACTGTTTTAGATATTTCTTCAGCTACTTCTTGAAGTTGTTGTATCTCTTCTTCTGTTAATAGTCCTCCTTCTCCAGTACTTGATGTCCCTGTAGATAAACGCTGAACTATTGCTGCCATCTTTATAAGTGCATCATCATTCTTTACACTAATTTCCATGTATTCTTTTATTAATGGTACTACAACTGTAGCGTCTCCTAAAGAAGTGATAAGAGGGCGTAATTCAGCTATTAAAGAAGCTAATTGTTTTGATTTTTTACTTTGATTTTTGTGTATTTCTTTTAATATATCTGAGAAAGATTTATCATCGAATATTATTTGATTTAATGCATCCATACTATTATATTTATAATAAAATTATAGTATGGACCCTTTAAATCAAATAATATTCGAGAATAAATCATTTTCTGATTTATTAAAAGAAATCCACAAGAACCAATCAAAAAAATCAAAACAATTAGCATCTTTAATAGCTGAATTACGACCACTTATAACTTCTTTAGGAGATGCTACAGTAGTAGTCCCTCTAATAAAAGAATATATGGAAATTAGTGTTAAAAATGACGATCAATTGATAAAAATGGCTGCTGTTGTACAACGTTTAGCAACAGGAACAAC